CCACGAACGCAAACAACGCGACCAAGGCCGCACAGACGGCGACGACCAACGCCAACACAGCAACCAAAGCAGCAAACACCGCCGCTGGAAAAATCGACAACATGACTGTGCAGGCATCCGGTCTTGAAGCGGGTGCTACGCCGACGGCAAGCTTGACGCTTGTGGACGGCCATTATAATCTGTCTTTTGCTATCCCAAAGGGAGATAAGGGAAACACGGGCGCGACTGGCGCAACCCCGGAAATTACGGTCAAAGTTGTTACCGGCGAGCCGGGAACGGCAGCCAGCGTCAAGCAGACCGGTACGGCGGAAGCGCCGGTGATCGAGCTGACCATCCCGCGCGGCGACACCGGAAGCATCGACAACCTCGCGGAGAATGTGGCGCTTGAGATCGCCAAGTATAATTTTGGCCAGCCGTACAACCTGCTGGACAACAGCGATTTTGTCCACCCGGTTGCGCAGGCGGGCGTGAACGGGGCGCACGGCGCGACCGGGTATGCTGTGGATCGCTGGATGCTGACGAGCGGCGCGACGGTTTCACAGGCGGCAGATGGGCTGAAAATCGTGTCGGATAAAACGAGCTGGACGGCGGGCATTCAGCAGCGGATTGAGGCGAAACGGTTTGCCGACGTGATGACGCTTGCGGTGCATGGCATTTTTCCAGTTGCATGCAGATTATATGCATATATCGGCAGCGGTACTGTAGATTTTGGCGATCCAGGCTATTTTCAAGGTGATCCAGTAGAGCGCACGCTGGTGCTGAAGCTGACAAAGCCGGATGGCCTGACCGGGGATGAAGTGGTGAACGTGTACATTTCGCCGGACACAGAAAGCACCGGCACGGCGGCGGTCGTCCGCTGGGCGGCGCTCTACGAAGGCGAATACACGGCGGAGACCCTGCCGCCGTATGTGCCGAAGGGATACGCGGCAGAACTGGCCGAATGCCTGAGATACTATCGCAAGATCAAGGCCGACAACGAAACGTTCGCCGGGTACGCCGCGAATGGCGTGGCTTGCGCTTTTATCCCCTTGCAGACAATGCGGATTGCGCCGACCGTAACAGGCGGCGGGAAGTTTTACTACACGCTGGGCAGCGCGCAGGGAACGACGACCGGGACGGCTACGGCGCATAACGCAAACGCAAACCGCGTCGTCGTCAAGTGCGCAATATCTGTAACGGGGGTATGCACGGGCGTGATTACGCCGCAGGGCGACATTGATATTTCTGCCGACCTGTAAAGGAGGGGTGACATGGACACGGAGAGCTGCAAGGTACTGGTGCAGACCGACGACGCGGGGCGCGTGACGGCGATCAACAGCGACGCGTTTGTGAGCGGCGACGGCTGGACGGCTATCGATGAGGGCGAGGGCGACCGATACAGGCACGCGCAGAACAACTATCTGCCCAAGCCGCTCACGGATGAGCGCGGCGTGTACCGCTACAAGCTCGTGGACGGGCTGGTTGCGCAGCGGACACAGGCCGAGATGGATGCGGACTTTGACGCGCGGCCTGCGCCCGAACCGACAGCTGAAGAGAAGGAGCGCACGCTCCTCAAAGCGCAGATTCAGGCGCTCAGCGACCGAAACGATTTTGTAGAAGACTGCATGGCCGAGATGGCAGGAATTGTGTATGCGTGATCTGGTCATCTGGACGATGCTGAAAATCATGGGGAAAGGGGGTGAAACGATGATGGCGATGTTTTTTGCGCAGCGCGTGATTCTGGGCAAGACGGCGTACAAGGACGTTCCGGCCAAGCTCAAGGCGAAGGTCAAAGAGTTGCTGGTGGACGCGGGTCTGCCGGAGCTGGCGGAAGAATAACCGACAACGCCCCGCCCGTGTGAGCGGGGCAAACTCTTAAGAAAACAAGTGGATGCGTGTTTTGTTGGCCTCAACAAAACACAAGGATGCTAATTTGAACTTGAGTTAAACGAGGGAGAGATCGTGATGCGTGATATCATTCTGGCGTTTGACCGTTTTGGCGATCAAGCGCTGCTGCTTGGCCGTGTCGGCGAAAATCGCGCGACGCGGGTACTGGTCGACCTAAAAAGCATATTGAGCCAGTATCCGGATGCTATTGCGTCGATCACGGTCAAGCAGCCTGGCCGGGCGGAGTATCCGGCGGTGGTGAAACAAGAGGACGGTATCCTGACGTGGGAGATCACGAGCGCGGATATCGGCGATAAAGCCGGAAGCGGGCAAGCCCAAATCACAATCCGAGACGCGGATGGCACGGTCATCAAGACTGCGATTGCCTGTACGCGCGTCAGCGAGTCTCTTGGCAATGCAACTGCCCCAGCGCCTGATCCGGTCGAAACATGGATCGACAAAGCAACTGGCACGCTGGCCAACGTTGAGCAGGCGGGAAACGCCGCGCAGGCGATCGCGGACGAAGTACAGCGGCGGTTGGATAATGGCGACTTTGTAGGGCCGCAAGGCCCGAAGGGAGACACGGGAGAGACCGGCCCGCAAGGAACGGAAGGCGCGGTAGGGCCGCAAGGGCCGCAAGGCGCAAAAGGCGAACCGGGCAAGGATGCTGTCATCGACGCGACGCTGACCCAGGAGGGGGAGGCGGCGGACGCGGCCACAACGGGTAAGCGGCTGGCGGAAATCGAGAAGGCTGTTGCCGAGAAGGCCGACAAAGTGCGCCAGAATATCCTGATCGGCAGCGAAACTGGCAATACTGTATCTGTCTCTGACGCTTTTTCCGCTCCGCTGTGCGGGCTGACTGTCTACGGCAAAAGCACGCAGGACGGCACGCCCACGCCGGATGCACCTGTGCCTATCGTGAGCGCTGGTGACGGCGGGAGCGTGGCGGTGAAGGTGACGGGAAAGAACTTGCTGCAAGGCGTTCGCCGCGTACTATCACCTTCTGAAGTTATTGAAGGTGGCGTTAAAATCGTAAATTCCACGGGTGGAAACAGCCGTTTAGCGTTTTTTACGGCAGAGTTGAAGAAAGGCGCACAATATACCATCAGCTATAAAGAAAAATTAGTGCAAGGGGCAGATATCAGGGTGTCCGTTTACTTACCTGATATAAGACAGTTCGTTGCAAAAACCTTTATTCCCAAGCAGGATACAAACACTCTCGGAATATACCTAAACCAGAATGAAATTGGAACAGTCGAAGTTACAGACATTCAGCTCGAACTCGGCACAACTGCCACCGCATACTCCCCATACCGCGAACAGCTCCTCACCCTACCCACACCCAATGGCTTACCTGGCATTCCTGTCACGTCCGGCGGCAACTATACCGACCCGCAGGGTCAGCAATGGATTTGCGATGAGGTGGACTTGGAAAGAGGGGTGAAGGTGCAGAGGGTTGATAAAACCTGTTTTGACAACACAAAAACGCTTGCCGAACAAAACGCAATCCTTGCCACCCCCGTTGAAACCCCGCTCACCCCTGCCGAGATCGCCGCCTACAAAGCCCTCACCGCTTACGCGCCCGACATCGTGGTGCAAGCGAGCGACGGCGCGGGGTTGAAACTGGACTATCAAAGAGACGTAAACATCGTAATCAAAAATCTTGAGGACGCGATTGCGTCTATGACTACAACCTAAAGGAGGGGAAAAGCATATGGCAATCAAAAGCAAAGCAAGACATGACCTGACCCTGCGCTCCATCAAGCGCGAGATCGCCGCCGGGCGAGATGTGGCCTATTGGCTGGACAAGGCATACACTCATCTTGATAATGGGCTGCTCACTGATGCGGATATCGGAGAGATCGAGGCGCTGGCACAAACATACTACGACGCGCTGGACGCGGAAAGCGCGAAGGAAGAGGCTGACGACGGCCTTTCAATCGTCTAAGGGGGAAAAACCATGATTATTCTTGGCATCATCGTCGGTGGCGCGATCATCTTCGCGGCCGGCTGTCTGGTTGGCCGCTTCATCCGCGCGGGAGGTGCGTGGGAAGAATGAAAAGCAAAAAAGAATATGAAATGCAAAGAAAACAGGCGCGGAAATGGGCCATCGAGTACATTACTGACTACCTGTACAGCTGGGGCATCGAACCGACGGAAGAAAACATCCGAAAGTATGCTTTAGCCCGCAGAAGGACGCTGAAACAGTTTCATCGGATGCGAGGGCATTTGCTCGGATAAAAACGGAAAGGAGGAAAAGCCAATGATTAAAACAAGCGAGGCCATCCGCGCGGCGCGGGCGCTGATCGGAACGCCTTACAGCGAGCTGGACTGCATCAACCTCATCAAGAAGGTCATCCGCACAGCGCCGGGCGGCGACAAAAACTACACGACGGCGGGCACGAACGACCTCTGGAACAGCGACAGCAAGAGCGCCAAATATCGGGATTTGACGTGGAAGCAGGAAGGTATTTCCGGCGCGAAGGCGGGCATGCTGGCGTTCATGGGCGTGGGCACGGGCGACGTGGACCACACCGGGCTGGTGACGGAGCGAGGAACTGTGATCCACTCAAGCAAGAGCCGGGGATGTGTGGTGGAAACTGAGCTGACGGAAAAACGCGGATGGAACGGGCTTGGAAAGCACCGGATGATTGCAGTTTGTGATGATAACGCGGAGGGAGGTGAGACCATGTTTGGCAATGCAACGGTGAACATCACCAGCGGATATCTCAACATCCGCGAGGGCGCAAGCACGCGGTCAAAGGTCATCGCAAAAGCCGCAGACGGCGCGCGGGTGAACATCATCCGCGAGGCGGGCGGTACGGGCTGGGTGTTCGGCGCGCTGGAAAACGGCGTGGCGGGGTACATGTCCAGCGAGTATCTGGTCGAGGATGCGCCGCCGGAAAGTGGAGATCAGGGCGAGACGAGCGGCGAAGCGCCGACCACGACGACCCTGCGCAGGAACGACGGCGTGTATGTTACGCTGGCGGGAAAATGGGAAATCGCGGAAGATTGAAAGGAGCGAACTATAATGAAAGCTATGTTATCTCAGCCTATGGCAGGCAAAACCGAAGAAGAAATTATCGCCACCCGTGAACGCGCTATTGCCGTACTCAAAGAGCGCGGCTATGAAATCATCAACACCCTGTTCACCAACGAATGGTATTCGCAAGAAGCCATGAAGGAACGCGGCGTTGAAAACATTCCCTTGTGTTTCCTCGCGAAGTCGCTTGAAAACATGTCTTTGTGTCATGCTGCTTATTTCTGCAAGGGTTGGGAAAATGCCCGAGGATGCAGGCTCGAACACGAAGCCGCCAAGGCTTACGGAATGACGATTATTTACGAGGATTAACCGATGACCATACAAAAGCTGCTGGACGGCTTGCAAGCGGCTGTCACGACGCACAGCACACTGACACTCGTTCTGGTGTACATTACGCTTAACCTGATCGAGATTTCACCGATCAAGGTGCATCCGCTGTCATGGATATTTCGCGGTCTGCGAAAGGCGCTCGTTGGCTCATTGGAGGAGCGCATAGGGCGGATTGAGGCAAAAAATGACCTTGAATTTGCTAAAATCTCCCGCGCCCGCATCCAGCGGTTTGCGGATGAGCTGTACTACCGAACGGATTTGAGCCACTCACGGCAGCATTTTGAGCAGGTGTTTGACGATATCAATGCTTATGATGCTTATTGTGAGTCACATCCGCAGTTTGCGAACCACAAAACGATAGAGGCAACCAATATCATCAAAAACACTTATCACAAGTGTTTGGAAAACCACAGTTTTAGATGACAATATGACAATGCCCGACTGAGAGTCGGGCAGGAAGGAAAGCTAGTATGAGTAACATTGACTTGACTCCCATCTTTCAGGCGCTGATCGTCCTCGTGGCCGCGCTGATTACGCGGTATGTCGTTCCGTGGATCAAGGCCAAGACGACGCTTGACCAGCGCCGTGAAATCCGCGACCTCGTGTCTATCCTCGTATTCGCCGCCGAAAAGCTGTACACCGGCTCCGGGCGCGGTGAAGAGAAGCTGGCGTGGGTAAAGGAGCGGCTTGACGCGCATGGATATAAGTTAGATACGGATGAGCTTGTCGAGTTGGTGAATGCCGAGATTGCAAAGTTGGAGAGCACCGCGCCCGTAGTGGTCGAGGAAGCCAGCGTGTAAAGGGAGGCGGTTTTCTGTGCGCCTTGACTTTGACAGGCGCACTAAAGAGGAGATCGCCCGCCGCTGCGGCTTTGACGTTCATGTTCGGCTGGGACAGGTCTTTGACCTGCTCTGGCGCGGTTACAGCATTGTGCAGATCAGCATGACGCTGGGCATGTCGCCCGCAACTGTCAGCCGTAGCATTCGCGAGATCAAGAGACGGATGTCTGCATCTATATATACAGATGATAACACCCCTGCCTGATGGCAGGGGCTTTTTTTAATGCAAAAAATAAATAAAAATAATTCATAAAGCACTTGACAAGTAAACTAAAATAATGTATAATACAGTCATAAAGAACAAGGAAAACAACCTGATCGGAGGAAACAAAAATGAAGTACAACAAGCAGATTATCATGAAGCGCGCGTGGATCATGGTCAAGAGCTTTGGCCTGAGCCTGAGCGTTGCGCTCAAGGGCGCGTGGGCGCTGGCCAAGGCGCTGATCGCCGCCGAGAAGGAAGGCAAGGAGTCCGGCTGGAACTATAAGGTTGTTTGCAACGACTGGGTCAAGGGCAGCCATAATCGCACCTATGTCTCCGCGCGCATCTACACCAACGCCTGGAACCGCAAGCGCGACCTTGAGATCGGCTACATCGACAATATGACCGGCGCGCTCGTCGCCGCGTAAAAAGGAGGAAAAAAGCATGAACATGAAATTGAAAAAAGGCTATTCGCTCGTTTGGGGCGAACCCAAAGGGCGCGGATTTTGCGGAGACGGCACGACTGTGCCGGTTTCCCTTGTCCGCGATGGGCAGATTGTGGCAAAGTTTGTCACCTGCCCTTGCGGCCGCGGCTGCGGCAACAAGGACGTCGTGTTGTGCGACGCCTTGGGCAGCCATGACACGGAGCCCGCGATCGAGGAGGTGCGGGCGGAATGATGGGAATCAAAAATCTGCGCATCCTGCGCGGATTGAAGCAGAAAGAGCTGGCGGATAAGATGGGTATATCCGCCCAGCAGCTCAATAATTACGAAGGGGGGAGCAGTAACCCCGGCAACAAGGTTATGCCTGCGCTGGCGGACGCGCTGGGCGTTTCGACAGCCTACCTTCGGGGGGACGCACAGCGGTTGGCCGTCTATGACTGGCAGACCGAGCGCACGGAGGCGCTCCCAATCGTGTCCGAGACGGTGATCGACGAATACGGGATATTTTATCTCGTCGATCATCCGGATGTCGGGATCATTGCTGTGATCCAGTCCGAGGGCGTGCAGTTTACCCTCGCGGACTGGACAGCAGATCAACCGCTGACCGTCGATGCAATCAGCGGGAAGCGATGGGTTGACAGTCGCGGCGAGGATGCGATCATGTACAAGGGGCTACCGCGCATCCTCGTTGGCGGTGAGTTTGGCAGTAAGAGGGATCGGCTCGGTTAAAATCAACAAAATATTAACCGACAAAAAAGAAAGGAAGAAAAACATGAAAATCCCAATTTACAAATCTTATGGTGTTCTGGCGCACGAATACCAGCCGATTTATTCGTGGGCATGCCCTCATAGTGATGTCTATGATGAGATTATCGTGGAGGTGCCGAACGTTGACGGCGAGAATTGTGATGGCGATCCGCTTGTAAATCTGGGTGACGGACTTGTTTATCCGCTGCGGATGGTGCTTGGCAACTGGGGCGACGAGCCGGCGCTTATCTGGTATGACGGCGCGGTACAGCGCCACAAAATCCTGAAAGCCTATACCAAGCTATAAGATATCCCCGGCCATAAAGCCGGGGCTTTTTTAATGCAAAAATCAATAAAAGTAATTTATAAAATACTTGACAAGTAAATTAAAATGATGTATAATTTAGCCGTAAGGGACAAGAAAACAACCTGACAGGACAGGAGGAAGAAACCATGAAAGAAAAGTACAAACAGCAGATCTCAACCGTCGCGCGGGAGATTCTGGAAAGCTCCGGCCTGAGCTTTTCCCTCGTTGGCGACAAGATGGCCGTATCTCCGCGCGACAAGGCCGTCAAGCTGGTCAAGGCGCATCCCGCCGAGGTGCAGGAGATCAAGGCCGCGCTGATGGCCGAGGAAGCCGAAGAGCGCGAAACCGCCGAGCGTCGCCGGAATTTCCGCGCCGCGATTCCGGGGCTTAAAGAGCTTGAGGCGGCGAAAGCTGAGCAGGCGGCCTACCGCGAAGCGTTCGCGCGGGCTGTGGATAGCGGCAGCGGCATCTATCCCGCCAAGCCCAAGAGCGATCCGGCAGAGCTGAGCGCGAGATACCCGATGGCAGCCGCGATGCTCCGCGCGGAAAGCTACTCCCGCGCCTCCAACTACCGCAAAGCCAGCGCAGGCAGAAAAGCCGTCGAGCGCATCCTTGACGGCGAGGACTGGGAAAAGGCCATCGGCGATATGGAGGCCGAGTGGCACGAGGCAACAAGTGAACACATGTGGGACTGACAAAAAACCGATATAAAACTGACGTGCATCTGATAGGTGCACGTCCTTTTTTTATGCAAAAATGAGGGCAGAAGCAGGTGAGAGCGTGTTTGTTCCATTTAATCCGAACCCTTTTCGATCTCGTGTCGGCGACTGCGCGGTTAGAGCGGTAAGCAAGGCCACAGGCCAAACATGGGAAAATGTATTCGTCGCGCTTTGCCTTGACGGTTTCTGCGCTGGAGACATGCCAAACGCAAATCACGTCTGGGGCGCGTATCTTCGGCGCAAAGGCTTCAAGCGTCACAGCATCCCGGAGACGTGCCCGGACTGCTACACGGTTTCGGACTTCTGCCGAGACTTTCCGCGCGGCGTTTATGTTTTGGCGACAAATGGACACGTTCTCGCGGTTGTGAACGGTGATTGGTATGACACATGGGACAGCGGCGGCGAAACGCCCCTTTACTACTGGGAGGGATGATCTATGGCCTATCCGATGCAAGGATGGCAGCAGCCATACGGCGGTTATTACCCGCCAATGCAAGATCAACTCGCACAGCTCAGATCACAGCCGTATATGCCGCAGCAGCCAGCGCAGCAAGCGCCAGCTCAAAATAGCGGCGGAATCATCTGGGTTCAGGGCGAAGCAGCGGCAAAAAGCTACCCGGTCAGCCCCGGAAGCGGCGTGCTGCTGATGGACAGCGAATCTTTGACGTTTTACCTCAAATCTGCGGACGCAAGCGGTATGCCGTCTATGCGAATCTTTGACTACACAGAGAGGACGGCGCCGAGACAGGCTGAGCCTTCCATGCAATCAGCCGATTATGTGACCCGCGACGACTTCAACGCGCTTGTGGCGCGGGTCGATGCGATGGCAAAAAAGCCGAACAGAAAAAAGGAGGATGCAGTCGATGAGCAACCCGCTGTTTAATGCGATGCAGGGCATGTCTGGGAATCTGCCCGGACAGATGGGACAGTTTCAGCAGATGGCGCAGGAGTTCAAGCGGTTCAAGGCCGGATTTAACGGCGATCCGCAGCAAGAGGTTCAGCGCCTGCTCAACAGCGGCAAGATGACGCAGCAGCAGTTTAACCAGCTCTACGGCATCGCGCGCCAGTTTCAAAGCCTCTTTGAAGGTCTCTAACGGCTAAATCCGTGCGCACGGTTAGCGATAAAAAACGAAAGGACGTGTGAAAATGTCTTTGACAACCTCTGAAATGACCCCTGCCGATATCGCGGCGGTAACGGGTGGAAATCGCAACAACGGTGGCATGTTTGGAGACGGGAACGGCGCGTGGTGGATCATCGTTCTGTTCCTCTTCATGTTCTGCGGCTGGGGCGGCATGGGCTGGGGCGGCGGCTTCGGCAACAACGGCGCCAATTCGCCGGGCTTCCAGGGCTACGCGACCCGCGCAGATATCAACGAAGGCTTTGCCATCAACGGCATTGACAACGGCATCCGCGCCATCCAGAACGGGCTTTGCGACAGCACCTACGCCATCACCAACGCCGTCAATAGCGGTTTCAGCGCGGCGGAGCTTTCCCGCGCCAACCAGCAGGCGGCGCTCATGCAGCAGCTCTTTACGATGCAGATGCAGCAGGCGAACTGCTGCTGCGAGACGCGCGAAGCGATTCAGGGCGTGAATTACAACCTCGCTACTCAGGCTTGCGACACGCGCAACCAGATGCAGCAGGGCTTCTGCGCCATCCAGAACACGCTTAACAGCAACACCCGCGACGTGATCGACAACCAGAACGCCAACAGCCGTGCGATTCTCGACTTCCTGACGCAGGACAAGATCGCGACGTTGCAGGCGGAAAACACCGATCTTCGCCGCGCCGCGTCGCAGGAGCGTCAGTCTGCGCTGCTGACCACGGAGATGGGGGCGCAGACTGCGCAGATCATCAACGCGCTGCGTCAGCCTGTCGCCGTCCCTGCGTATCAGGTGCCGAACCCCTACACGGGCGGTTACGGTTACGGCTGCGCTGCTAACGCCGGTTGTGGCTGCTAAAATCGCATAAGAGATGCAACTGTTCGGCGCGACCGAGCTGTTCAGCCCTGAGCTGATTCTGCAACGACGGCGGGGCGAATGTGTCCCGCCGTTTCTTATGAAAGGAGATAATCTATGGCTGAGTATACCAACGCCAGCACGGCACTTGTCGCGGCTGGCCAGAATCTACCGCTGACCGAAACGCCGATTTGCGGCTCTCCGTGCATCGTCCATCGAGAGGGCGCGGGAATCGTAACACTTCGCGGCCTGACGAACCAGTGCCGAGCGCGGTACTTTGTGGACTTCGCCGGGAACATTGCCATTCCGACTGGCGGAACGGTTGAAGCGATCTCCGTTGCGCTGACGATAAACGGCGAGACGCTGAATAGCGCCGTCGCTATCGTCACCCCTGCGGCGGTCGAGAACTATTTTAATGTTTCCGTCTCTGCGTTTGTCGATGTGCCGCGTGGATGCTGCGTAACCGTCGCACTGAAAAACATCAGTGCGCAAGCGATTGACGTTGCCAACGCAAACCTGATCGTCACGCGGCAGGCGTGAGAAAGGAGCAAAAAATGAGCATGAAAGCGATGCGCGACTTGCGCGATATGCTTTGCGATGAGCTGGACAAAATCGCCGCCAAGCGCGACATGAACCCCGGTGACCTCGAAACCGTTCACAAGCTGACCGACACCATCAAAAATATTGACAAAATCGAAATTCTTGAGGACGAAGGGTACAGCAACAGCGCGGAGTGGCGCGCTGACGTGCGCGGAAGCTACGGGCGCAACGACCGTCGCGGCGAACATTATGTGCGCGGGCATTACAGCCGCGACGATGGACGCGAAAGCATGATGCGCAAGATGGAAGAAATCATGCGCGACGCGACCGGCGAACAGCGCGAAATCATCCGCCGCGCGATGGACGAGCTGCGCAACGCCTGACGGGCGGTGAGCGGCATTGATCGACCTGAAAGAGATCGACGAAACCATCACCAAGATTAAGCGCGAAGGGACGAGCGTAAAAGATGCTGAACGTCTGGCAGTGCTGTACGGCCTCCGGGCGCACATGGCAAGCGAATCTGTGCAGGATGCGAGGGAAGTGCCCGTTTCAGCGTACTCGATGGCGGCAGAGCCGGAAAGCGAGTTCCGCGCTGCGTGTGCGGGCTTGTCATCTGCCGAGCTTGTCGATGCGCTGGAAGACACGATTCAAGGCTTGCAGATTGTCGCACCGAAGGCATATGCAGCGGCCATACGGAAGCTGAAAGCATCTCGAAACTAGCTGTTTTTGGCATGATTTCACACGAAATTTCACACGAAAAACGAAAAAGCTAGTGAATACAATGAAAAATAACTGTGCATAATGGGTTCAAGTCCCATCTACCGCACCAAACAGGAAATCCAGAGGCCACAAAGGTTTCTGGATTTTTTCTTTTGCCGTCTATTTTATTAAGTGTAAATTATTACTCGTTTCGTGTATCGTCTTTCCCGTTCCGTGTGAACTTTTGCAAAATCATTTCACACGGAATTTCACACGGGCTTTTTGATAGATTCGTAAAGCGCCGCCGTTCCTGCGGCCAGCTCGGCGTTTACGGATTCCTGCCGTTCGCGGAAAAGCTCGACGTACACTTGATGAGAGAAAGCGGAAGTTGAATGCCCCATGACGCGGGCAAGCTCTTCCTCGGACGCGCCGGAGTATGCGACCGAGGTTGCGAAGAAGTGGCGCAGATCGTAAAAGCGCATCTTTTCGGGAAGCCCAAGCGCCGCCCTGCATTTTTTCCAGCGGTAGTCAACGAGGTTCGGCTTCAGCGTCAGTATTTGGGCATGGTCAGCGCCTCGTGGCTTGCAGTCGTACAAATTTTGAAAAAAAGACCAGTCGAGACGAAGTGCGCGCTCTCCTGCTTCTGTCTTTGTGACGTTTTTTCTGACGTATGAGCGGGATTCATCGCGCACTGTGGCCTTGTCGATGCTTAAAAGCCCCATCTTGTACGCTTTCCCGTCTCTGCTGATTGCGGAAACAGGTTCAGCGGACAGATCGCCCCACGTCAAAGCATACGCCTCAGAAGGGCGCAAGCCCGCGCTCACGATGAAGCAGCAGTAGAGATAAAAATCCGTCTCCCAATGCTCTTTGGCGTAGGTCAGCACGTCTCGCGCCCAGCCTTCGGAGAAAAGCTGCTTCTTCGACTTCTTCCTTTTGGCTATGACAATCCCGGACAAATTCAAATCAGGCGCATATTTGCCAAAAACGGAGCGCAGAAAGTAAAACTCATTCCGAACCGTTTTCACCGCATGATCTTTAGCTCTTGCGTCAATCGCTTTTTGGATATCCCGCTCTGTGATTTGATCCAGGCGTAAAGAGACAAGCGCTGGGAAGCTGTTTTCCCGTATCGAGACATACGCCGGAATCGTAGACGGCGAATAGCCCTGTACACGGCAAGTATCTATAAACTCGTCCATCGCCTGACCGAGCGTCAGCGTTTGCTTCTTCTTCCGCTTGTGATCGGCAGCAGCGACGGCGGCAAGGCGTTCAGATTCGCGGGCGGTCGATGCGGTGAAGGATTCGACGATTGGCTTTCCGGCGGCATCCCTGCCGAGGTAAACCTGTGTTCGCCAGTTCCCTGACGGAAGTTTCTTTGCCTTTGCCATAAAAAATCCCCCTTTTGATAATTTTATGATAATTTTTTGATAGTATATTCTCGGAATATCGGCATATGATAAAAAAAGAAAGGCGGTGAACGCATGAAAGATGTGAATCGGATGTTTGCATTGTGTACCCCGGAGTGGATGGTTGAAGACGGAGAAACCAAGGCAGAGGAAAACGCGATTGTGCTTGCAATCATCGAGAATCTGCGAACGTGCCTGAAAGGCTTGCCCAACGAACTGACGCAGAATCAGAAAAGAATCGCTTTTGAAAGGGCAGTCAAACTTTTCAAAGCGGAAAACTGTTTCAACGTTCCGAACGCGACAGATTACGGGTTTGGGTTTGGTTTTGCATCGACTACCCCGTGCTGCGGAAAAGCCGAATAAACCAAAAGGACGCGCCCATCAGGACGCGCCTTTTTTTGTCGCTCAGCGCGACCTGATGTTTTGTCGACGTCGGCAAAACATCGCTTGTTTTCATTTCAAGCGATTAGAAACCAAGCCCCTTGTAGGTGGAGAAATCCAACGTGCCGGACGTTGAGACGATATCCCCATCTTCGAGGGAGAGTTTGCCGATTACCGGGTCTGTGCTTGTCAGATGATATGCGGATTCAAAGCCGTTTACATAAAGCGTCACCATGGCGCTTTTTACGCTGTTTGTGATCGTGTAATCTCCGGCGGGGATATCACTTCCAACGGTGTATTCACCAGCGGGGACAGATACGCACTTAAATTCTTCACGGCTTACAACTTCTTCGAGGATTTGGCTTTGTAAATCGACAAGCTCATCAAAGGACATACTCTTCAGATCAACTTCGGCCATTGCAACTCCGGCAGATAACATCATGCCCGCCAATACGATAGCAAGTTTCTTTTTCATGACTGAATCCCTCCATTTTCTTCATTCAGAATCTTTCCGATTCTAACGTAACCGATAAAGCCAAAAATAATTTCCGGGATGCAAAGTTCCGCGTACATGGTAAACATCACGGCGGCGACGCAAAACATGATTGCGGCAGTCAGCGCCATTCCGCGCTTATTATTAAAGAAGGCAATCCATGCAAAAATTGAACCCAGCACGCACATCAGCATGTGGGGAGTTACCATCATCGTGGCGATAGAGCCGCCAATCGAACCAGCCGCAGTATCTGCAAAATACGCCAACAGATAAATCGAGTACAGCGTTCCAAGCGCGGCGCAAAGGAACTCAGTTTTTGACCTTCTCATTGTTTTAGCCCTTCCTTTATTCTTTTTTTGTGCATTTGTGCATAAAATCAATCATAACGACTGTGGAGGTGCGTCATGATTATTGTCATCATCTATCCGAAGCCGACAAAACGAATTTTCGTCATGCCGCCGCCGGAGAAAGTAAGCAACAAGCCGAGTTGATGCGAGACATCAGCATAGATTCCTTCGACTATTATAATGGGGTGATTTTTTTGAAGAATGAAAACGAAGTGCTGACGAGCGATTTTATGAAAGTAGTTAATAAACTGAATCCTCACCAGAAGGATCTTCTCCTTGAGCTGTTAAAAGACCTTTTGCGAAGTCAAGAGCGCGTTGACGATTCCAATTATTCAGGAGATTAAAAATCTCTTGATATTCTTTATTACTCCCATCGCTAGTAGCGGTGGGAGTTTTTTCTTCACTTTCGTCCTTGCCCGCTACGCCTAGCAGATATTCGACAGAAACGCCGAAAAGTTTCGCTAGACTAACGTAATTATCCATCGAGGGTTTTGTCTTCCCGCTTTCCCAGTTGCTAACAGAAGGCGCAGCCACGCCGAGAGCAACGGCAACGTATTTTTGACTAAAGTTTGACTTTTCTCTACATTGTTTGATTCTGTTCATTTTTCAGCCCTCCTTTATACCATTATATAGCTAAAAACTATCTTGGTAAAGAATAAAAAAATAGTTAAAAACTATTTACAATAGCTCTAAACTATGATATAATAGCCATGAGCTAAGAAAGTAACCGATAGCTAAGGCAGGTGATAAAGTGATTAGACAGTGGCTAAAGGATATCCGCATCGAGAAAGGGCTGAGACAAAAAGACATTGCCGAAATGGCCAGCATTTCTCAGCCGTCCTACTGGCAAATCGAGTGCGGGCTGTGCGACCCTACGGTTGACACAGCGAAAAAGATTGCTCACGCATTGAATGTTGACTGGACGCGATTCTTCCAAGACAAGGAGGTTTGACCATGAAAAAGCGCCAGCGGAATTGGGACGCGGAAGACGATCTTTTCCGGCGGCAGGTTGGTCAGCTCTGCGGCGTGTCCGGCATGAGCAAGGCCGAGCTGGCGCTGAACCTTGGCGTCTCGACAAAGACGCTGTACAACCGGATCAACCACCCGGAAACGCTGACCAAGCTGGAAGAACGCAGGCTCTTCGAGCTGATGCAAGCCGAAGGGCTTGAGTATCAAGCAGGATTTGACGGCGTGGCGTTGCCGCGCCTGATGATCGCAAGGTAAAAAAAGAGCCGCCCCGCGTTGCAGCGCGGAACGGCCAGAGAGAACAAAAACAAAAATGACATGCTTATTGTACCACGGAAAGGATGGAATATCAATGCTTAAAGCGCAGTTTATCGGATTCTTTGCCCGGCTGCTTGAAGGGCTGGGCATGGTGCTTGCGTATGCGCTGGCGGTTGGCGTGGTCGGTGCGGCGCTGCTGCTGGTGTGCTGCATCCTCGCGGAAATGGACAAGGAGGGAAAGAAGAATGGATGAGAAAACGGTATTGGAGGCGCTGAAAGAGACGGAGAATCTGCTGCACAAATTCGGCTATTTGGCGCTTCCCCTTATTATGATTGAGGAATATATCAAGAACCTGAACAAGCGAATCAAGGAGCTTGAAGATGCGAAGTGAGCTGTTGGAGCTTGAGCAGCAGGAAGCCGCCGAGCGGATGGGGCGCGAAGCGTGGGCCGCAATGCAAGCGAGCAAAGCTGCTTCGCGCCGCCGGAAAGAGATCATCAGAGCGCAAGAGAGGAGAATCATCAATGAGCGGATTGAGCCTGTACCAGATCGACGCGAATATTGAAGCGCTGCTTGAAGGCTATGAGCTGGTAAACCCGGAGACGGGCGAGATCATCGGCGTGGAAGCGCTGGACGCGCTGCAAATGGCGCGAGAGGACAAAATCGAGAACACTGGGCTTTACATCAAAAAGCAAACGGCCTTGATCGACGCGATGAAGAACGAGGAGAAATCCATTTCCGAGCGCCGGAAGGTGTATGAAGGGCAGCTTGAAAAGCTGAAGGCGTATCTGATCCAGTCGCTTGGCGGCGAAAAGTTTGAGACGGCCAAGGTAAATATCTTCTTCAAAAAAAATCCGCCTGCGGCAGAAATCACCGATGCAAGCAAGCTGACCAGCGAGTACATGCGCGAGATTCCGGCCAAGTACGAGCCGGACAAGACCAAGATCAAAGAAGCCTTGAAGGCCGGAAAGGCTGTCGAGGGCGCAGAGCTGAGACAGACGGTGAGCATCTATGTCAAATGAGCAAATGGCGCTGTACATGGCTTATACAGACGAGGAGTGGTCTCCGCGCCTGACAGGACGTGAAGCAAGCTGGGACACACAGCAGGACGACGAGAACCCATTTTATGACATGATGGACAGGGAGTGGTGAAGATGGCAGAAACACCAAAGATATTTAGCACGATCAATTCCGTTATGAGCGAACTCGGCGCGATTACGAAAAACAAACGAAATCAGCAGCAAGGTTTTAGCTATCGCGGTGTTGACGACGTGATGAACGCACTTAACCCGCTGATGGTCAAGCACAAACTCTTCTGCGTCCCGAAGGTTTTGAGAAATGAGCGCGAGGAACGACAGACTTCCAGAGGGTCGAACCTCCTTTACAGCATTGTCACCATGGAGTACACGCTTTATGCGGAAGACGGCAGCAGCGTCAGCGCGGTCGTGATTGGCGAGGGAATGGACAGTGGAGACAAGGCAACAAACAAGGCAATGGCAATCGCTTACAAGTACGCCATGTTCCAGATTTTCAGCATTCCGACGGAAGAAACAGCACCGGACGCTGACCAGACCACGCCGGAGAATACCACGCCAATGCCGAAGCCTGAGCTTACTTGTACTGTATGCCGTAGTCGGATTGAACCGCGCATAAGAAAATCTGACAATACGATTCTTAACACAGCGGAGGAAGTAGCAAACTACACGAAGAGCAACGTCGGCGTAATGATGTGCTGGACATGCTATAAAAAATGGAAAGAAGAAAGGGAAGGCATGAATGGAAATAGCGCCGGGGAAGATCGTTGACGTTGTTGATGGCGGCTTGGTGGTCTTCGTGCCATACGGCGATATGGAGAAGATCATCAAGCGCCAATACAACGAGGTACAGGTTGGTTTGCCGGACGGGCGAAGAATCAGCCCGGAGCAGCGCCGCAAGGCTTACGCGCTGATGCGGGAAATCGGCGAGTTCTACGGTTATGAGCAGAGCGAAATCAAGGACGTGATGAAGCACGACTTTGTTGCAAACCACCTCAAACAGCTCCAACGAGAGCTGTTCAGCCTGTCTGACTGCGACGTGACAACTGCCAAAGAATTTATTTCCTATTTAATTGACTTCATTCTCCGCAACGATATCCCGACACGCGTTCCGCTGGCCTCTCTGTCCGACGACGTTGACAGGTATATGTATTCCTGCCTGATGCGCCGAAAGTGCTGCATATGCGGACAGAGAGCTGATATCCACCACTGGACACGGATTGGCATGGGTGCAAACAGAAAGACCGTCATTCACGAGGGGATGACGCTTGAACCGCTTTGCAGGGTGCATCATACGGAGTGCCACACGATGGCGCAGGAAGAATTTGATGAACGATACCACATTAAGCCCATCAAGGCGACGAAAGAAATTTGTAAGACGCTGGGGTTGAAATGTGAGCCGGATTAAGCAAGGGCTAAACCCTTGCGCATGGTGCGCAGCTCAGGAGAGCAGCTTCAAGGCGGCAAGCAGCGCCAAGAAGAAGGGGCGGGTCGATACCGCCGCGCGCCGAACAGAAGAAGTTTTGGTAAGTCAAGCACGAAGGAACTGCATGAAACGGTGAAAGCTCCAACAGAAGGGAGGATGGCGGAGCAAGGGCAAATTATGATCATACTGGCTGCTCGGAAAGACGGGCACCGCACATTTCATTTCTGGCGCTTCGGAAAGACGATCAAAAAAATTGACAGCCGGAGAGACGGCAGAAAGACAAAACTGTTTTTTCACATCTGACGGCGGGAAAGACCGCACACCATTTTTTCTGGCAGCCGGAAAGACGGCAAATAAAAGACGTTTCACAGACAGCCTAGCCGCCGGGACAAAACGGCGGCACTTATGGCAAGCATAGCAGGTATCGGCGCGGGAGCTTCTTCTTGACAGACGAAATCTTCCTCCTAATCAAGGTTTTCCTTCCACAATTCGCTTCATGGATTTAACGCACAGCACCTTGCCCGCGCCGCCCGGTTCGATTCCGGGGCTTGCCGCCATTTACTTTAAAGAGAAAGGGGAAAAAGAATGCTGGATTATCTGAAGGTTTTCCCGGACATAGAAGTTCTTCTCAAGCGATATGATGACGCACAGCGCGGACGGCTTTTTATGGCTATGATGGCCTATGCATACCGTGGCGAGTTGCCGACGTTTGGCGAGAACGCGCCGGAATGGTATGTCTGGGACACGCTTCAATTTAAAATCGACCAGTGCGCTGAATCCTTGGAAGCAAAGAAAGCAAGCGGGAAGAAAGGCGGAAGCGCCAAGCAACCGGAAGCAGACGAAAGCAACGTCAAGCAGACGGAAGCAAACGCAAGCACATTGAAGCAAATCCAAGCAAAGCCAAGCAAAGCCAAGCAACCGGAAGCAGACGAAAGCAACGTCAAGCAAAATGCGTATATACAAGAACAAGAACAAGTAAAAGAACAAGAAAAGAATATTGGTGGTGGTTACGTAACCCCAAACCCCTACGACGACGTGACGGACGACGAACTGCGGCGAATGCGGGAAGAACAGGCAGACGTGGAGACTACTGCAAAGCGCATGGGTTTACCCGCCAGTGCTTCGGGCGACTTTGACGCGATGGACAGACTCAGGGCTGAATACGGAGCTGAAAATCTGCTGAAAGCCATAAACAAAACTCAAGGAGCGACAGAAAAAAGCCGATGTTGGCGGTATGTCGAGGGCATTCTCCGCAAAGAGAAAGAGCGAGGATACACATGGGCGGACAAGCCGCCTGACAGCATGGGAGGGATGAGTTATGGACGATCCGTACCAAAGTCTCACGAAAGAGATCTCTGAGCGCGAATTCTGCGGTGCAATCATCAAGGGCGACACAAAGGCAAGCGATTCCGGGCTTAAAGCCGAATGGTTCACAATCCCGTTCTGCCGCCGAATTTTTGAGGCCGCGCTTGCGCTTGAGAGGCAAGGTCGTCCATGCGATATCCCGACGCTTGAAGGCGTGATTTCCGACGACGACCTTGAACAGGCTATCGTCGTCGCCACGGAAACCGTCACAACGGCGCTTGCCGATCAGCAGGCACGGAACATCCGGGAAGCGGCAATGCGGAAAGCGCTTATCAAGACGTGTCTGGATACAGTCAAGAGCGCGAACGATGGTGAGATATCCACGTCGGAGCTGCTCAACGGCGCGGTGGTGCGTCTAAACGAGTTGGGCGGACAAACAGACGACGGAGACATTATCAGCGGCACAGACGCGCTTTGCGGCTTTTATACACGACTCACGAGCGGAGCGGTTGAACCCATCGCAAAGACAGGGTTTCCGAAGCTCGATCAATCCTTGCTGATTGCGGGCGGAAAGCTGATTGTTGTCGGCGCACGGCCTTCCGTCGGCAAGTCTGCGCTCCTGCTGCATATGGCCGTTCGAGCGCTGGACGCAGGCAGAAGAATCCTGTTGGTATCTTGCGAGATGGGCGCGGACGAGGTCGTCGGGCGTGTTGTGGCGCAGAAAAGCGGTGTCTCGGTGGACAAAATCGAACGCCACAGCCTGACGGAAGACGAGATCATCAAAGTCGCTGACAGCTTTGCAGAAATCCCGTCAGAGAGGTTCTGCATCAGTGAACGGGCGCGAACCGTGCAGGATATCCGCCGAATGGCGCTGAGGACGCGAGCACATGGCGGGCTTGATTTGATCGTGGCTGATTACTTGCAGCTGCTTGATGCAGGACAGAAGACAAACAACCGCGCGGAAGCAGTCGGAGTTGTCACAAGAGGGCTAAAGGCGCTTGCGATGGAGCTAAAAATCCCGGTTTTGACCGCTTCACAGCTCAACCGCGCGAGCGAGCGGAACGACGAGCCGAAACTGTCAGACCTCCGCGAATCCGGCAGCATCGAGCAGGACGCGGACGCGGTACTTCTGCTGCATGCGCCGAACGACAAGGACGACCCGGAAAGGAAGCTGTTTCTGGACAAAAATCGGGGCGGTCGATGCGGAAGAATTACGCTGTATTTTGACGGCGCAACGATGCGATTCACGGAAATGCAAGGAGGTTAAGCGTGAAAAAGCAAGTACCAACTGAATCCGAAGAGCAGAAGACCCTTTTCCGTTGGGCGGAGATGCAGAGCGGGAAATACCCAGAGCTTGCGCTGATGTTCCATATCCCCAACGAGGGGAAACGGAGCTGGATGACGGGCGGCAAAATGAAAGCTGAGGGACTGAAAAGCGGAGTGCCTGACATCTTCCTGCCCGTCCCGCGTGGAGAGTTTCACGGGCTTTTCATCGAGATGAAGAGGACGAAGGGCGGAACGGTCAGCGATTGTCAAAAGCTATGGCTGCATGACTTGCAAAAACAAGGCTATTGCGCGGCAGTGTGCCGGGGATGGTGCGAAGCTGCGGAATATATAAAAAAATATTTGGAGGGAAAAGCGTGAACAAGGTTTTTCTGATCGGCAATTTGACGAAAGACCCGGAGATGCGATCCACGCAGAGCGGCGTGTCAGTTTGCAACTTCACGATTGCAGTGAACCGCCGTTTTCGCAATGCGCAGACCGGTCAGCAGGAAACGGATTTTTTGAACGTCATCGCGTGGCGGCAGTTGGCCGAGCTGTGCGGCAAGTATCTTGCCAAAGGGCGCAAGGTTGCCGTGACGGGAAGCATCCAGACGCGAACCTACGAGGCGAAGGACGGAAGCAAGCGGACGGCGTGGGATATCGTCGCCGACGAGGTGGAGTTCCTGGCGCCGCAGAATCAGCAGAGCAGCACACAGAGCGCGCCGGGGGCATACACGACGGCGGCGAGCAAAGGCAGCGGGACGGCCTATGCGCCGCAACCGCACAATGATTTTGGCGGGTTCACACAGGTGGACGACGAAGAACTGCCGTTTTGATGGAGGGAAAGAGCATGCTGAATGAATTGCGCGATGAGATTTACAGGGACGCGGTGGCGCATGGGCTGTGGGATGAAATACATATTTGGAAGCTGATAGCAACGAATGAGGATTTCAGAAAAAGCGGCATAGCTGACGTGATTACTTACGCAAACAGCGACGAAACTAGAAAGAACGCGATTGTTACTTTGTTCGTTTCGATGGAAATTCGCGAGCTTATCTTTGCGACGGAAGACACAAATCACTTCTGCGAAGAGCTGGCAGACGTTATCATCATGGCGCTGTCTGCCGCCGGGTATCTGGGCATCGACATTGACAAGGCGGTGCGGCAGAAGATGGAGATCAACCGAGGACGTGAATGGAGGCACGGGAAATGACAGCAGAAGAGAGAATACGCATGATTGCGCTGGAAGTGCAGGCACTTGAGGAGACAATCGAACACTATAAACCATTTTATGTCCGCAAAGCCTATGCGAAGGAAGGTATCAAGCGCAGTGTGAAACAGGTTAGAGCGCATCTTCTGGCGTTGGTGGATGATTTGGACGCGGAGGGAGGAAATGACCGATGAAATGTAAATGGTACGCCGATTTTGAAGGTGTCTGCACCAATGGCGAGTGTCCGTATTGCGGCGATGTGTGCCCGACAAGCGAACACCCGGAGGTGTGCAAGTATGCGGAGGAAAAGCAGGAGCCGGAGCTGAACGCCGAGGAACTGGCGACCGCGCTGAGGATTTGCACGAACGAAGAATGCGGATGCGAAAACTGCCCATACATCCATCTCTCAGAATCGGGCATCTGCTGCGAAAACCGCTTAAAGCGCAAAGCCGCCGACATGCTGGAAAAGCTGGCAGCGGAGAAGGACGAGAAGAAGCCGGAGCTGCCGAAGGAGGATGAAAACCATGAGTGAGAATCAAAAGAAATCCGTTTTCGATTTGCCGAAAATGGTAACAGATGACCCGAAAGGCAATTTCGAGGTGATGCTCAATTTGGTCTACGGGAAAGATGGGTGGAGCTACATCCGTTATAGTGAAGATGGCACGGATGGTATGCCTATTACGGATTTCTGCTTAAAAAAGCTTTGTCCGGAGTTTGGATGTTCGGTATTTGCAGACCAGGCCATGACCGACGAGGAAAAGGACGAGTTTCTCGTTGATTGTGTCTTTGATAACTGCCCTGTTGCAACGGTATACGCGGCGCTCAGCGGATATGGGCATCTACGCGACAGGTTACGGCAGCATGAGGACGCGATGGAGGTTTCGCCGAAGGAGGAAAAGCGATGAAAACGCCTGACGAGATCAAGAAAGCACTTAAATGCCACAAAGACGCGGACTCTTGCTTTGATTGCCCTTATGACTGTTTAGATTCGTACTGCTCGCTGGGTCTTGCCGCCGATGCGCTCGCCTACATCGAGCAGCTTGAAAGCCGCATCGAGCCGGTACAACATGGTTATTGGATTATTCCTACGCCGCCTGATGCTTATACATACTGCAAAATTTTGTGTAGCGTTTGCAACCAAGTTGCAGGAAAGCACCAGACCGAATACTGCCCGCGCTGCGGCGCAAAAATGGATTTATCAAGACCAAGGAGTAATAGCGATGACTGAAATTCCGAAATGCCCCGGATGCGGGCGAGAAATGGTACCCATAGAAGATTTTCATAAATACTTCTACGCCTGTCTTGATTGCGGGTGGAAATCGCCATATGGGCAAAATGAAAAAGAAGGGCTTGATCTAGCGTTAAAGCGCGCCGAGCCGAAAAACTGCGTGCTGACGATGGAAGAGCTGAAAGCATATTGCGAAGGCGGCGCGGATGCTGCGCCGTTGTGGTATGAAAGCAAGGATTATAGCGACGTAAATCGCTGGATGGTGATTGACCTTCCGAAACATGCTTTCGGCAGCGCGGCAACGGTAAATTGTTTCGTGAATGGCCATTTTTTTGAACCAACCTATGGAGAAGAATGGCGTTGCTGGCTGCGCAAGCCGACAGAAGAGGAAAGGCGGGAAATACCGTGGGAAAACTGATGACTAAACTTCGGCAGAAGTTATGCCGTCACGCATTTATACAATGCTGGAAATGGCGTCACGAGGGCAAAACATGGCATCTTACAGGCCAATGCGCCGTATGCGACCGTGAAGTATTCCATATATTCCTGGAAGATGCATGCGTTGAGAAGATGTATGATGAAATGCAGAAGGAGAAAGAGAGGCGAAAAACATGAGTGAAACGCCTAAATGCCCGTATTGCGGAGACAGGATGAAAATCCGCGTCTCTCTGACTACACCCGATTGGGGGCTTTTATCTGCGCAGTATAAGTGCATGACGTGTGAGAGCACATCGCCGCGCATAGAGTTTTCCGGCGGCACGTCGAATGAAAAAATTATAGAACGGCTGCAAGCTGTGTCGTCGCGCCGCGTCGAGCCGAAGAACCGCGTGCTGACGCTGGAAGAGGTTGCAAAAAGCGAGGTCATGTGGTACGACGACCGCCTAAGGACGAGAGCACAAGTAGTTATTCTGGGATGGGGACGATGTGAGCCCGATTTCACAAAGCTAGTAGATCGTTGCGGAGATGAATTTTATCGGAAGAATGCGTCTTATAACGATTTCTGGCGCTGCTGGCTGCGCAAGCCGACGGAAGCGGAAAGGCGGGAAACGCCGTGGGAAAGCTGATGACGCGAATCATGCAGAAGCTATGCCACCATACGAGGCTTGAATTTAGCGCACGGCGCCATGAAGATGGAAAGTGGTTTATTTATTGCACGTGCATATATTGTGGGGAAAAGTGGCGCGGGATAAGTTTTACAGACAGGTGCGCAAAAGATTTGAAGGATGTTATGGAGCGTGAAGGATAAGTGCTTGATGCGGCAGAGATTGCCGGAGTACATGGAGGCGAGGTATCATGAATGACGCGCCATGCCGCGACTGCGTGAGCCGCACTGTCGGCTGACACGCGGGATGCGAGAGATACAAGGCGTATGCGGACGGCAGGAAGACGGCGCTAGAAAACCGCTACACGGCTTGCCTGGAGGGAACGAGCAAAAAGCGCAGTCATGAGCGCTGGGAAAAGTTTCAGAAAAAGGCGAGGAGATAGATACTTGTGTCAAGCACAGAAATGTATATGTGGTACAAGGCTCACGGGATCTGCGTTACTTGCGGCCGCGAAGACGCAATGCTTGGGCGCGTCAGATGCTTTGATTGCCTTGAAAAAGAAAGGAAACGTCAAGGACGTTACTTGGAAAGTGGAGATTACAAAGCCTCGAAAAAACAAGCTAACGCGCGCAGGGCGGCGGACAGAAAGGAAAAAGGCCAGTGCATAGCGTGTGCTAGGCCAGCCGTGCCGGGAAAAGTGCGATGCCAATTTCACCTGTCCAAAGACGCTAGAAATCATAAACATGCGGAGTGGAAGCCGCCGGGAGAATGTTTATACTGCACAGAGCCCCACGCAGAAGGGAAAAAGCTGTGCAAAAAGCACCTGCTGATTGCTCAAAAAAGTATGGCGAACGCCAGAAAACACATCAATAGGGAGGAACACCTGTGGCGGCAAGAATTGTTCGGTCGAATCGGATAGCAAGCGAAGAACCATTATGTCCAAAAAATGAATCTGGCGTGTTGCAGAACTCTTGGGAAAAAGACAGGTGCAGCAAATGTGCGTGGGAAGTTGAACTGAACGGATGGAAATTCTGTGGATGGACACCCCCTAGATTAACGCTGGAAGAATGTATCTGGATAAGTCAGCTATGGGTATGTAATCCATACAAAACATGCAGCATGTGCAAATACCATACGTACAATTCGCTGACAAAGCATACGCGGTGCGAAGAATGTATGCAAAGCGCGCATTTAGACCGATTCAAACCGAGATATGAAGATGAATACGAAAAATGGAATGAGTGGTATAACAAAATGAGCCTTCCGTATTGGGAGGAGCAACAAAAGCGGAGAGCTTAAAAATGCTCGGAATCGAAAAGAGAGAAAGGTGCAAAAAGGAGGTTAATAATGCAGTTGACGGAAGCGGACAAGCGAACGCTGCTTGACACGCGGAAAAAGCGCAAGGCGTATGTGAGGGCAGAAGAAGCCTACGAGGAGGAGAAAGCCGCCTATCTGACGGCGCAAAAGCTCACAGGCATGCCGTCCGGCTCGTCCAGCGGTGCAGGGCTTGAAGCCTATGTCATACGGCGTGACAAGGCTTTCGAGGCGCTGCAAGCCGCAAGCACGGCATATCTTACGGCAATTTCGGCGGCGCTTGAGGTGATCGACAAGATTGTGCTGCAAATCGAAACACTTGAGAAGGTCAGCCGAGTGCGAGAGTTTTGCAAAGCGTATTTTATCGAGGGACTTTCCGTCACTGAGGCGACGGCACGTCAAGGGCTGGCCGAAAGCACAGGCTGGGCGTACAAGAGGGAGATTATAGGCGACTTGCAGTAGACTTATAGAGCGGTCGGAGCTACACATAGAGTGCGACAGTGTGATAACATTAAAATCAGCGAAGAGCGCAAAGCGCAGGACGCTGGCAAATAATCAGCAGCAAAGCCGCGGCGAACGTCACGGCTTTTGTTTTGGGGTGATTTGTGCTTTACCTCCGGCGCAAATCGGGACGCAACGCAACAGGGACGCAGAGTGGGAGCGGCGTTGCTTATGCTGATTCAGGGCAAAAAACTGCGGCGAACAAAAAATATATGTTGACACATATATGGAAAAGCGCTATAATAATGGTGGAGGTGATGGGATGCCGACCGAAAGCCAGATTGCGGCAACCCGACGCTATAAAGAGCGTCATATCCGCCGCGTAGCACTGGAAATGCAAAAGGAAGAATATGAAAGGTTAAAAAATCATGCGGATGCGCAGCGGGAGACCGTCAGCGGTTATCTTAAGGTAGCTATGCGCGAGCGCATGAGGAAGGAGGACGAAGGCAATGTATGAAAGGATTGAGTACACCAACAGCGCCGAGCTTTGCGAGCGGATGGCGCAGGAGTGCGACACAGCGATTATTGCTTTCTCCACCGGCAAGGACAGCATCGCGGCGTGGCTGCAAATGCGCCGATACTTTAAGCACATCGTACCGTACTACTGCTATAGCGTCCCGAACCTCGGCTTTGTGGAAAGAAGTCTTGCGTACTATGAGGATTTTTTCGGGACGCATATCTATCGGCTGCCGCACCGAAGCCTTTACCGCTGGATGCGAGGGCTTGTGTTCCAGCCACCGGATCATGTGACAAAAATCGAAGCGCTGGACATACCCGGCGAAGAATACGACGACGCGATGATTGGCGAGATCGTCCGCCAGACCGCCGGGCTTCCGGACGGCGCGTACACCGGAACGGGCGTTCGCATGGCGGATTCACCTATGCGCCGCGTCGGCCTGAAAACGCACGGCTGCATTAATCACAATCGGAAGTGTTTTTACCCGGTCTATGATTGGACAAAAGCTGACCTTTTGCGGGAAATAGATTCGGCTGGCGTGAAACTTCCGCCTGACTATAAGCTGTTCGGCAGAACGTTTGACGGTATTGATTACCGATTCCTTGCCCCGATCAAGGAGCATTATCCGGAAGATTACGAAAAAATCATTACATGGTTTCCGCTTGCTGAACTGGAAATTATGAGGAGGGAAATGTAATGGGCTATTGGGACAAAAAAGAACCTGCTGTGCCCGAACCGGAGGAGCGGGAACAGGCGGACAGCCTTGAAAATGTCGAAGCCGAATGCCTTGAAGAAATGGGCGAGGTTGAAAAAGGATTCCGCGAGCGCATGAAGGCGGAGAATGACCGATTCCGCGATATGTGCGACACTGAGTATTGGGTCTGCTTGTGTTTTAAGAGCAGAGCGCAAAAGGAAGAGTTTTTGCAGAGTGTCGGCATGGAAACCGATTTGAAGTACATCGACGGTCGAGAGATGGCGCGGGCGGTGAAGCGCCCGGTCAGGACGCCGGATTTGCAGTTTGCAAAGATTAAAGCGCCGGACAAAGAGTTTTCGGCGCGGGCTATGGATATCTGATAAACTCCACGAAAGAGCTGCGCATGTGGCTCTTTTTTTTGTAGCAGAAAGGAGGTGATTGCATGACCGCAATGCAGCGCAGAATCAACCGCGCAACCGGCGTTTCGGGCGCTGGCGCACGCCGTCGTGAAAGCCGCCGAGTGCAAAGCTCGATGCGAGCGAGAGCGAGTAGCACCTAAACAATGGGCGAGCGCTCGCTAACACAAGAAGGAGGTGGGCGCTTGCCCGGCGGAAGACCACGCTTTGAGTTTACCGAGGAGCGTTTAGATACAATCAAGGAGCTTGCGGCCGAGGGCGCGACGATTGAAGAACTTGCGCACGCCGTCGGCTGTGCAGATTCGACCTTCCGCGCCAACAAAAAGGCGATGGAAGCGTATCGGTGGGGTGTACAGGAATCAAAACTCAGCTTGCGCCACTGGCAATTTTTACAGGCAAAAAGCGGAAATGTGCAGATGCTGATTTGGTTGGGGAAAAATATGCTGGGACAGGCTGATAACGTGAAGAACGAGGACAACAAAGCGGTAGAGAAGCTGGATTCGCTGTTAAAGGAGTTTCAAGATGCTGTTAAGCGATAAACAAACGGAGTTTGTACGCGAGGCGCATCATAGATGGAACTTCAAGGGCGGAGCAACGCGAAGCGGAAAGACATATCTGGATTTCAGATGGGTCATTCCGATACGGATAAGGGAGCGCATCGGGAAAGAGGGATTGACGGTCATTCTCGGTGTTACCAAAAGCACGATTGAAAGAAACGTGCTTGAACCTATGCGGAATATCTATGGCGATGAGCTTGTCGGCACAATATCTAGTGATAATCGCATCTGGCTTTTTGGCGAACGTTGTTACGCACTCGGCGCGGAGAAAATCACGCAAGTTTCAAAAATTCGTGGCGCATCAATCAAGTATTGTTACGGAGACGAGGTTGCGGATTGGAGCATCGAAGTTTTTGAACTGCTGAAAAGCCGCCTGGACAAGGCGTATTCCTGCTTTGACGGCACGTTCAACCCGCAATATCCCAGTCATTGGTTAAAGACATTTTTGGACAGCGACGCGGACATATTCAGCCAAACCTACACGATAGATGATAACCCATTCTTGCCGCCTGAGTTTATTGAAAACCTGAAACGCGAATACGCCGGGTCGGTGTACTATAAGCGCTATATTCTGGGCGAGTGGTCGCTTGCGGAAGGTATGGTATACCCCGAATACTCAAAGGCGCTCGAAACACCATTCACGCCGCCGCGCTGGCGTGACGTTTTTATTTCCATCGACTACGGCACACAAAACGCCTTCGCTGCCCTATTGTGGGGCAAAAGCGAGGGCGTTTGGCATATTTTCCGGGAATATCGCTACTCAGGACGCGACACGCAGGTGCAAAAGACCGATGAGGACTATGTGCGCGACATGGAGCGGTTCGTCAGCGAGAGCCTGCCTGAAGACCAGCAGCGCGGCGTGATGACGATCATAGACCCTTCTGCCGCGTCGTTCATCGCGGCGCTCAGACGCTCACGGCTTGCCTTTCGTGTACGCAAGGCAGACAACGACGTGCTGGACGGCATCCGCGACGTCGCAGTTTGCATGCAGCGCGGCGACGTGCGGATTTTCGACAATCTGCCGGAGTTGCGCAAGGAGTTTGACGGCTATGTTTGGGACGACAAAGCGGACGACAAGCCGATAAAGGTCAACGATCACTTAATGGACGCGCTGCGCTACGGCGTGCGCACCATGCGGCTTGTCAAGCCGAAAGAAGAGTATAAAAGCCCATTTTTCGCATAAGGAGGTGATGGCGTTGCTGACGTGGCAGGATTTCCCGATGGACGAGGATAAAATCCCCGATTTCATCTCGCAGATGATTGCGGAGCACAAACAAAACGAAGCGGTTGAAATGGCGCGGACAGCTAACCTGTACGACCATCAGAGAAACAAAACCATAAATGAATATGTGAAGAAAATCTATTCATCTGCTGGGGTATCGGTGCGAAACTATGTTGCATCAAACAACAAGATCGCGTCAAATTTCTTCCGGAGGTTGAATACGCAGCGCTGCGCCTACTCGCTGGGCAACGGCGTTACCTTTGCGAGCGACAAAGACACCGATGGAAAAGTGAAGCAGGACGGCGGGACTAAAGCAAAGCTGGGTAAGACGTTTGATACCGAGTTATACAGAGCTGGATATCTGGCACTGATTCACGGTGTCAGTTTCGTGTTTTTCAACTTTGATCATATCCATGTCTTCCCGCTGACTGAGTTTGTGCCGTTGTGGGACGAGAATGACGGCACGCTGCGCGCCGGTCTGCGGTACTGGCGCATTGACGACACTAAGCCGACGATTGCCGTGCTGTACACCGAAGACGGTTACAGGCGGTTTAAATCAAAATCCGGGTATGCGCGATTTGAGAAAGATGGAGATCTGCGCGCGTACAAGCAGACCATCTCGAAAGCGCCTGCCGATGCAGAGCCTGAGGTTATCGCCGAGGAAAATTACAGTCGCCTGCCGATTGTCCCGCTGTGGGGAAGCCGACTGCATCAGTCGACGCTTGTCGGTTTGCAGCAGAGCATTGACAGCTATGATCTGATTCGGTCTGGGTTTGCAAACGATTTGCAGGACTGCGCGCAAATCTATTGGATTCTTGAGAACTACGGCGGTATGGATGACAAGGATTTGCAGAAATTCCGCGACCAAATCCTCTTACAGCATATCGCAGTCGCAGATACGCGCGATGGCGGCGGCATCAAGCCGTATACGCAAGACGTACCGTATGCTGCGCGGACGGCGTATTTGCAGACCATCAGGCAGGATATCTACGAGGATTTCGGTGGGTTTGACACCAAAGCGATTTCCGCGTCTAACCAGACTGCGACGGCGATTAACTCCGCATATCAACCGCTTGACGAGAACGCGGATGATTTTGAAAATCAGCTCGAATCCTGCATTCGGTCGATTCTGGGACTGATCGGCATTGATGATGTCCCCATTTTCAAGCGCAACCGCATCAGCAACCAGCTTGAACAGGTTCAAATGCTGATGCTGGAAGCGACGTATCTTGACAGACAGACGATCCTTGAGAATCTGCCGAACATCTACATTGACAAAGTGCCGGAGATCATGGCGCGGCTGGACGAGGAAACGGAAGGACGGTTCGTGCGCGAGGATGGAGAAAACGCTGGTGATGACGAGTGACAGATCAGGCGGTTCGGTTGACTGACAAGCAGATTGAAGAGCTAGAGCGGCGCATCCGCGACGTGTACACTGACGCGGCGGCTGACATTCAGCAAAAACTTGACAAGTTCATTGCAAAGTTTCGCAGGGACGATAAAAAGTACCGTGCGCAGCTCGAAGCGGGAGAGATCACGCAAGAGACGTACCGCGATTGGCTGGCGGGGCAAGTGTTCCAGGGAAAGCGCTGGCGGCAGATGCTTGCCAACATGACGGAGACGCTGACGCATAGCAATGAGCTTGCTATGCAGATCATCAACGACACGACCCCGGAAGCGTTTGCCTATAATGTCAACTGGTCGAGCTATATGCTTGAAAAGGGCGCACGGATAAACATGGGCTTTGAGCTGTACGACGCATCGACCGTCAAGCAGCTTATCCGCGACCAGCCCGACCTTCTGCCGCCGTCAAAGGTGGATATACCGGTAGACAAGCGCTGGAATCATACGCAGATCACGCAGCAGATCACACAGGGCATCATCCAGGGCGAACCGCTTGAGACGGTTGTGAAGCGATTGCAGCGCGTGACGACGGCGAACGAGGTCAGCGCAAGGCGACACGCAAGAACCGCGATGACGTACGCGCAGAACGCAGGGCGCATCGAAAGCTATCATCAGGCGGCAAAGCTGGGTATCAAGCTGCAAAAGGAGTGGCGGGCGACGCTGGACAACCACACGCGCCACTCTCACGCTGCGCTTGACGGGCAGCGAGTAGACGTTGACAAGCCGTTTCAAAGCGAGCTGGGCGAGATCATGTGTCCGGGCGATCCGAACGCAAGACCCGCGAACGTGTACAACTGCCGGTGTGCGCTTGTGTCATACAATCCCAAGTATCCGCCGCGAAATGAGACGCGGCTCGACAATATCACCCGCGAAACGATACCGTTCAAAACTTACGCGGAGTGGGCAGGATGGAAGGAGACGCACAATGGCGGGAAATCTGATCGACAACAGAGCGGCGTTTCTGGCAGAGCTGGAACGCGCAAAGGCGCGGGCGCTTGAGACCATCGGCCAACAAGCCGAGCGATACGCGAAAGACAAGTGCCCCGTCGGAACGGTTGAAAGCACGGGAAAGAAAGGGTACATCGGCGGAACGTTAAGAAACAGCATCACGCACAGGGTTGACGATGATGTGGTAAGCGTGGGAAGCAACGTCGAATATGCCCCATATGTCGAGCTGGGCACTGGACCGCATTTCGAAGCACCGCCTGAATGGGAGCAGTTCGCAACGACGCGAGGAAGCGGCGTTGGTAAATCCTACGTCAGACCCAGACCGTATATCAGACCCGCGATTGAAGATCACCGAGAAGAGTATAAGGAAATCATGCGAGACGAGCTGTCAGGAGGTTAAAATGGGACTTATCAAGTGGTTCAGGCGCGAGAAAATCCGTCGGAGAGCGCAAAAAGAGATCAAGCAGGCGCGAGAAACCGCGTCCGGCACAAGGCAAGGTCAACGCGCACTGGCGCGGAAGATCGAGAAAATCAGGGCAAAGGCGAACAGAGAAATTGACAAGCACCGCTGAGAGCAGCGGTTTTTCTTTTGGCAAAAACGGCAAAGTACCGCCGTTTGCATATAAAGCGAAGGGCAAAGAACAGCCCCCGAAGTAAAGGAGCGTAAACATGGCATTCACGAGAAAATTCCTCAAGGCGCTTGGTCTGACCGAAGAACAGGTTGACAGCGTGGTTGAGGCGCACACGGAAACCGTCGACGGGCTGAAAAGCCAGATGGCGGGCTACAAAGCCGACGCTGAGAAGCTGGAAGGCGTTCAGAGGGAGTTGGACGACCTGAAAGCCAAGGGCGGCGGCGAGGACTACAAAAGCAAGTATGACAGCGAACACGCGGCTTTCGAGAAGTACAAGAACGATCAGAACGCCAAAGAATCGGCGGCACTGGCCGAGCGACTGTACCGGGAGCAGCTTAACGCGCTGGGCATCACTGGAAAGCGAGCTGACAGCATTGTACGCCTGACCGATCTTTCCGCCGTGAAGGTCAAGGACGGCAAGCTGGAAGACGCTGACGGCGTGAAGAAGGGCATCCAGACCGACTATGCGGATTTCATCCCAAATACCGATACGCGCGGTGCGAATGTGGACAATCCGCCTGACAACAACGGCGGCAGCGGGGCATCCAGCCGCGCGGCACAGGTCGCCAAGGATTATTACGCCGCGATTTATGGCGCGGCAGAAGGAGCGAAAAAATGAGCTTTATCAAAGCTGAAAACGGCGTGGTTTACGCGCCCGGTTATTTTCTAGTTCATGCTGAAGACGTAACGCGGGAGACTTGCACGGTCAAGGCAGACCACGAGAATGTCAAAACCGCCACAAACGGCGGCAAGTATGTTCCAGCGGGGTCTGTCATCCCGGCGAATGACACAACGGCGGTCGGCATCCTGTATGAGGATGTGGACGTGTCCAGCGGCGACATGCCGGGGTCTGTCGTTACGCGCGGAGCTGTCTATGAGGACAAGATTTCTCCGGCGGTTGATACGGCTGCAAAGACGGCGCTGAAAGGCATCACCTTTGTTGCCACTGCCCCGGCGATCACGCGCCCGTACTGAAAGAGGTGAAGAAAAATGGCTGAAATGTTTGAAAACAACATCCTGGGTTTTATCCCGCAGAAAGACTGGCTGAACATCCCGTTCCAGGTTACCCGCCCGAACGACCCGATTGACGGTCTGTTCGGCGACACGCGAACCGCGAATCTGGTAGCCTACTGGCAGAGCATCGCGGCGCAGTATCAGATCCCCGTCATGGCGCAGTTCCACGGCTTTGATACCGAAGCACGAACGACCTTCCGCGTTCCGGTTGATACGCACAACATCGAAAAGGGCCTGATTAAGGTCAAAATCAATCAGTCCGAGCGCATGCGCGCTCTTCTGCGAAGCGGTGTGCAGCAGAATGACATGTACGATTATGTCATCCGCGATGGCATTAACCTGTCGGAGCAGGTCGTGACGCGCACGAAGGTTGCCAAGAACGAGCTGCTGGCAACGGGCAAGGTAACGATCAAGGAGAATAACCTCGACCTGACCGTTGATTACGGCGTGCCGTCCGGACAGACCTCCAAGACGCTTGATCTGTCCGAGAGCGCTAACGTGCCGAAGCTGCTGCAAGCGCTGATCGATGAGGCGACCGACAACGGCGTGACGCTGACCGGCATTTACACCAGCAAGGCGAACATCACCAAAATGCGCAGCAATGCGGCAATTCAGAAGGCTGTGAACGGCAATGTCGGCGCTGGCGCGCTTGTCCGCGCGGACGCTTTCAACGCCTATCTCAATGAGGAGTTTGGCATTCAGCGCGTTATCGCAAACGATTTGACCTATGCGGTCGAAAATGGTGTCGGCGCGAATGGCCGCCCGAACAGAACGACGAAGCGCTACTACCCGAAAGATAAGATCACGCTCTTCGCGGCGAATCCTGCTGGCCGTCTGGGCGAGGGTCTGTGGGGCGATCCGCCGGAGACTGACGCAGGTGCGTTTATGCAGGTCGGAGCGAGCGGCGTAAGCCCGTATGTCTACGTTTCTCAGTGGATGGAGAAAGATCCGGCTGTTCTGTGGACAAAGGCAAGCGCACTCTTTATGCCGATGCTTTACAATCCGAACAGCCTGTATATCGCGTCTGTGACGGGGGAATAACGGAGCTGTCCGAAACGCCTACGCTTCAAAGCGCCAATCTCGGCGGCATGACAAAGGCTGAATTGCTGGCGTATGCCGCCGAGAAGGGCGTTGAGGGTGTCGGCAGCTCGATGAACAAGGCGGATATCGTGGCGGCGATCAAAGCCGCAGAAACGGAGCAAACCAATGCTTGAAGCGGTTTTGACGTATCTGCATAACTGGTTTCCCGTCAGGTGTGACGCTAGGGCGTTCACCATCGCTTCCGGCATCCCTGACGTTGACTTTCTGAAACCGGGACAGTATTACCGTATCAAGGGCAGCGTGTTTTCTGACGGGCTGCACGTCTATCAGAGCGGTGAGATGCTGGCAGATGAGACCTTCGAGGGCGAAATCTGGGCGCTGGCAATCCCGAAAAGCGTCAAAGAGCTTGCGGTTGAAATCGCCGCGTACGCGGAAAAGAACCCGGTGACCGACAAGGTTTCTGAGAGTTTCGGCGGTTACAGTTACTCCCGCGCATCCGGCACGACTGGTGCGCCGATGGGCTGGCAGGGGGCTTTCGCCTCCCGCCTTGCCCCTTATCGGAGGATAAGCGATGATTAACGCAGAGCTGATTAATGGATTTTTGCAGCCGTGTGTAATGCTGACGAAAAAGCGCGTCCCTGATGGGCAGGGCGGCTTTGAAACGAGCTGGGCGGACGGTGACGAGTTCGACGCGGCGATTGTCAAAGATCAGAGCTTGCAAGCACGTGTCGCCGAGAAGCAGGGCGTTTCCAGCGTCTACACCATCACGACGGCGCGAGGTGTTGCGCTTGAGTATCACGAGGTTTTCCGCCGCGTTTCTGACGGGGCAATCTTCCGCGTGACGAGTGACTACACCGACAGCAGACCGCCTGACGTGGCGACGTTCGACTTTGAGCAAGTGACGGCTGAGAGGTGGGAGCTTCCGACATGACCGAGACGGCAAAGGCGCTAATGACCGAGACGGCAAAGGCGCTAATGACCGAGACGGCAAAGGCGCTATATAGCTTTTATTCCGGGTTCGATCTTGACGCATACCCAGAAAGCAATGTGCCAGAGAACGCGAAACTCCCGTATATCACCTACACCGTCATTGAGCCGGACTGGCGAAACGCTGCAAGCCATCAAGCGCGGGTTTGGTATCGGTCGGAGAGCTACAAGGGCATAAACGCCAAGGTTGACGAGATCACGAGGGCGGTGGGCGAGCTGGTTATGCTTCCGACTGCGAACGGCTACATCGCCATTCGCCCCGCTGACCCGCTGGTGCAGTATCAGTCCGTCGCAAATCCGGAAATCAAAGTCGCGTATCTCAATTTTCAAATCAATTCGTATCAATCGAGGTGAAATAAATGGGCAGACCTGTTACGGCTGTCAGACCGCAGACGTTCGAGCGGTTGCAGCTCAACGCGGGTGCTTTTCTCAAAAATTTTGACCTGAGCACCTACACGGAATACAGCACGCTCGAAGAAGCGCTTTTCGCCGCCATTAAGGACGGCACAAAGACGCTGGGCGCGACGCGAGGCGGCGGAACGTTTACCGCGTCTCCGACCATGCGCAGCATCGAAGCCGACGGAAAGCGGTATGAGTTCAAGGGCAGCACGGTGATTGATGCTTGGGATATCAAGCTGACCGCGACGCTTATGGAGATCATGCCGGATAACTTCGTGCTTGCACTCGGCACGGCTGAGAAGACCGAGGACAAGTCTTTCACGACTGGCAAAAAGACCACGATCAAACTGCGAACCAATATCGAGGACGGAGACTATATCCAGAATCTCGTCTGGTTCGGCAACATGTCCAAGGGGCTTGTCGCCATCGTGCTTGACAATGCACTGAACAACACGGGCGCGACGCTGACTTTCAGCGACAAAGGCGAGGGCACAATCCCGGTCGAGTTCCACGCATACCAAGACACCGTGGAGAACAACGAATACGCGCCTTGCGCGATCTACTTTTTTGACGAAGCGGCGCAGTAACAACACGCCGGGGGCTTTGCCTTCGGCGCTTTTCTTTTTTGAGGTGAGAAAATGAAACTTTCGGAAATGAATGGCGAAGAGCTGTCTGTCTGCCTCTGCAAAATCGCGGAACCGATTGAGCGGATCGGCTTTGACAAGAAGACGACGGAGACCTTTCAGAAAATCGCCGATTTGAGCAAAAGCGGCATGAACAACATCCAGCAGACCTCTATGATGATCGGCAAGTTCGTTCCACTGCTGCTGGGCGATCACAGAGAAGACACGTTCGCCATTCTGGCGGCAATCAACGGCAAAACCGTTGAGGAAATCCGCAGCCAGAAGGGCATGCAGACCATCAAGGAGCTGAAAAACGCACTCGCAGACCCCGACCTGATGGATTTTTTTACGTCGTCCGTGCATACGGTCGGAAAGCTGTAACGGCGGCGATTTACAGGCACGGAGCACCGCCGACAATCGAGGCACTCTCCGACCTTTTGGCAGATGATCGTCAAAAATGGCTGGGAGATGTGTACAGTGCGAAGATGCTTTCCGCCATCTGTCAGGCGATGGGGAACGAACCCGTGAGCTATGAGGAGTTTGTCGGGCTGGTGGAGCAGGATAACCGAACGGGTCAGGAGATTATTGACGATCTGATCGCCGAGCACGAGAGAAGAAAAAAAGCAAGAGAGGAGGGGTAAAGCATGGATTTGTTTACGCTTGTAGCCAAGATCGGGCTGGACTCGAAGGAGTACGAGCAGGGCATCCGCAAAGCTAAAAACGATGCGCAAACTGCTGCGCAGAGTATTGGGCGCTCGTCCGAATCCGTAAAGAACGCAGCCAAGGAAGCGGGAGAAGGCATCAAGAACGCGACCAAGGGAACGGAAAGCGCGACGAAGACGACAACGGAAAGAAATAAGACGTTGTGGGAACGCATGTTTTCCGCAGTCGAAAGCAACGGAAAATCGAAGATGGAGAGCCTGAGCGCGTGGACGCTTGCGAAGGCCAAGCTGCTGGCCGACGGAATTAAAAGCGCGTTTTCCAAGATTTTTGACATCGTGAAAAAGGCGATTGTGTCCTCCGCAGACAAGGAAGCCCTTGATTCTCTTGCCAGTCAAACGTTCGGTGAGCTGGAATCTGCTGCAAATGGCACTCTTGACACGATCAGCAAGGACACAAACATTCTGGCCGGAAGACTTAAAGGCGTTGGCACGTCATCCTTCATGCAGTTTAGGAGCGCGGGCGTGGACGCGGCGGAAGCTATATCCATGATGGATAAATATGTCCGCCTCGCTGCTGACAGTGCAGCCGCGTATAACATCAGCGTTGAAGACGCAGATGTAAGGCTGAGATCGTTTCTGCGTGGAAATGTAGAGGCTGGCGATTCAATCGGTCTCCAAATCTCCGAATCTACCCGCGCATCGAAGGCGCTTGAAGTATACGGGAAGAAATGGTCTGAACTCACAGAGGCGCAGAAACAGAACCTTCTTCTCAACGTCGTTGATGAGATGTATACCGCTTCCGGTGTTATCGGGCAAGCGGGAAGAGAAGGCCACGAATGGGAAACCGTAATCGGCAATCTCAACTCCGCGCTATACGGAACAGACGGAATTATGCCCAAGATTGGCGAGAGCTTTAGAAAAAATCTGATTCCGGCAATCGAAAAAGTGACGGATTTTCTCACCGACGAAACAATTCAAATGCGCGCCGGTATGCTCGCATCAAGTCTGGCAGACGCTACCGACTGGGTCTTTGACGGCGTTATCGACCTTCTGGATAAGATTCTGGCGTGGAGCAGCGGCGAAGAAAAACCCAGCGACACCGCGCAGGCGCTCTTCGATATTGCCAGCTCGTTTGGTAACATTGCGGGCATGATTTTCACGGGCGTTGAGGACTTCTTGGCGCTGCTTTTCAACGGCTTTGACAAGGAGACAGCCGAAAACGTAGAGGAATTTCTTAAGGATTTCAGCACCTTTGTTGACGATCCTCTTTTCCAAACGGCTGCGGTTGTTCTTGGCGGCATCGTTACCGCGTGGATTGCCATGGAATCGCCTCTTGTCCTTGTCGGCTTGGCGGTTGGAGCGATTGTTACCCACTGGAAAGACATTAAGGAATGGGCTGGAAAAGCGCTGGAAGCGGTAAAGAACTTCTTCGGAACTGAGGTTGCCGACGCGCTGACAAATATCGTGTCCGGGCTTGCCGGGTGGTTTGAATCCATTCAAACCATGGCAAGCGACGCGCTGACGGCAGTTGACGATTTCTTCAAGTCGAAGTTTGACGTTAGCCTTACGGATATCGTCCAAAACGTGGCTGACGCTTTTAAATCTGTTTATGACTGGGCGCACGATGCGCTGACTAACGCAGCCGATTTCTTTAACGCCACCTTCTCTGACCCGATCAGCGGAATCCTTGAGAGTATTTCGGGGTGGTTTGACAGCGTGATTTCCAAGGCCGGAACGGCTATTGAAAAGGTTCAGACCTTTTTGGGACTGGACACTGAAAAGAGAGACAGCAACCCTAATAATCCATACGGAAATAACTGGCACAATACGGGAACTCCGCGCAAGGCAACCGGCCTTGACTATGTTCCATATAATGACTTCCCGGCAATCCTACATGCAGGCGAAGCCGTTCTGAACCGCGCAGACGCGACGGCCTACCGCGCCGGGAATGTCGGCGGTATCAGCGCGGAGAGCATCAGCCAAGCCGTCGCCGTCGCTGTACGCGAAGCGCTTGACGGCGTGGGCGTGTACATGGGCGCGGATAGAGTAGGCGATCTTGTGACGCAGCGCGTGAGCCGCAACATTGCCAAGGGCGCAAGAGCTATGAGGTATGCAAACGTATGATGACGAGATACGCCTGCCGACTGAACGGCATTGATTTGTCGAGCATCGACCCGGAAATTTATGTGCTTGACGTGAGCACCGTTTCGCCCGTGCGCGATCTTGTGACGACACCGCTTGCAGGCCGAAGCGGGCAGCGAATCACGAAGCGCACGACGAACAGCCTGAGCGTCGAAGTGAAATTTGAAATCCACGAGCAGAACACCGTTCGCCGCGCCCTCATCGCGGAGAAAGTGACGGAGTGGGCGATTCTCGGCGGCGTTCTGACGACGAACGACCGACCCGAAAGGCGGCTGCACGTCATCTGTGAGACGTTGCCGAACTTCTCCGCGTTGCGCTGGACAAACAGCCTGACGGCGACGTTCACGGCTTTTGAAATCCCCTTCTGGGAAAGCGAATACCCGCGAAACGCGACGGTTGACGGGAACGGTGAGGCTCAAATGATTGCGCCGGGCTTTGCGGATGATTCCCGCGTTTGGGCGAGCGTGACCAACGCCGGAACGGGCGCGATCACGAGCGTAGACCTGACAGCTGGACAAACCGCGCTGCACTTCTCCGGGCTTGCGCTCCCTTCCGGCTCGGCGCTGGAAGTCGGGACGGACGAGCACGGCGTTTTTTACGCGCGAATCGGAAGCAAAAGCGTGCTGAGCAAGCGAACAGCCGAATCAAGCGACGAGCTGCGGCTTGAAGCCGGGAAGTTTGGCAAGCTGTCCGTCTCCACAGACGGAAAAGCAAAGACGAGATTCGGCGTGAGGGGGTATTACACATGAGCGTAAGGCTTCCGCGTCTGCTTGACGCGCAGCTCCGCGAGGTGTGCCGTCTCCATCCCGTTACGCTGTCCATTAACGAGCGGCTTGTACCGCCGCATGATGCTTCCATGACGCTTCCTCCGGGCGAAGGAGCGCCTTTCCATGCATGGGTGGAACTTTATACCATCGACGGCAGCGCGGGCGTCTACCGAGTTTCTGGCGCGTCTGAGTGCTATGTCATCACAGGAGACGTTGACCTAGAGCACAGCGCGGCGATTCTCGGCGATGCGATCATTCCCGGCGAGGGAACGTACAGCGGAACGTGCGCCGAAGTGCTGACGGCGATGCTGGCAAACCAGACGACGCTCATAAACGGTCAAAAGCCTTGGGTTCTCGGCACGTGCGCGAAAAGCGCAAGCATCGAATATGCGTATAACTGCAACAACATCCTGTCAGCAATGACGGAAGTGGTCGGCGATGAGAAAGACGGCTACGCGCTTGAATTTGACGATACGCACGGCTTCCCGTGGCGGGTGAACGTCGTATCGGTCGAAACAACCGCGAGTTGCGAGGGACGGCTGAGCCGAAACCTCGAAAGCGTCAGCGTCTCGATATCCGATGACGAGTTCTGCACGCGGATTTACTGCAAGAGTCTCCCAGAGCCGCACTATATCGACGGCCCGACCGTCGGCGTGTGGGGAATCATCACGAAGACGATCACCGCCGGAGAGGGCGTTACTGCCGAGAGCCTGCAAAGCTACATCACGCGATATCTCGAAGACCACAAAAACCCGCGAATCAGCATTGAGATCAACGGCGTTGATTTGGCGACCGCGACAGGAGAAAGTCTTGATTCCTTCCGAATCGGTCGGCTTTTCCGGCTTGCGCTCCCTGATTACGGCGTGAAGATGGAAGAGCGAATCCTTGTGCGCAGCATCTCCGACGTTTACGGCGACCCGCGCGGCGTAAGGCTGACGCTTGCAAGCAACATCCGCGACACGGCGGAAGACCTAGTGCGACTGGACAACACCGTCACAGGCGGCTCGTCGCAGAACAGCACAAAAAAGTATATCGGCAGCGGAACATCTAAAGGAACGGGCATTTCGAGAAACACTTTGCTCGGCTTGCTGCGTGATTATGACGACTTCTATTCTGCAACAGAATCTTGGCAAAGGGAAGCAGGCGTGAAGATCGAGGCAAATCACGCCGACCTATACGCAACAAAAACAGCAATTACGGGAAACTTTGCGGGAGACGTTGAGACGATCAATGCCCTGATTACCGCATCGAGCGATAACGGCGGCCTTGTATCAATGCTTGTTGGTCGGCATAACAAGTTTGAGGACGTGAACGCCGCCATTTCAGCGACCGCCGCTGGTGGTGGCCTTATCAACATGAAGGCCGATGCTAAGACGGTTACGGATATGGGAAAACGTCTATCGTCGGCGGAAATCACGCTGAACGGCGCGGACGGGCAGATCGGCCTTGTGGGGCGTGTCGAAACAGCAGAAGGGGATATCAAGTCCGCAGCAGTCAAGATTGACGGATTAAACAGCTCGATTGTCTTAAAAGCGGACGCGACTGTAACGGACGCGCTCGGTGAAAGAGTTAGTAGCGCAGAAATTAGAATCGACGGTCTGAACAGCGAAATCGAGCTGAAAGCGGACAAGATCACGCTGAAAGGATACGTCACGGCAGACCAGCTATCCGCTGAATTGGCAGATTTTAAGCTGACAATGAACGAAAGTGTAGTTACGAACTTTCTTGGTGTAAACAATAAAGCTGTGATTAATTCGATGACTTTAGACACGAAACCTATATCATTGGAAAGCCTAGATGTCGCCACAGGAAGAAGCACCGGGACAGTCGTGTATGTTTCGCAAGTCAATTTGAACAGTGATGGGACAGTAAAAAGCGTAAAAGGAGATAGTAAAACGTTTGTGACAGGACTGTCTTATTCAACGATTCAATATTTAAAATGGAGTTGATGATATGGACGATATAAACGGAATGACGCTTGCGCTCGGAAATGCGCTTATTCTCCTGGATGATGTGCAAACGTCGGGAAGATCAAACCTTGACCGTTTGCTAACGGCAATGCAACAAATTGATAAGGTAAGGAGAACCCTTTTAAGCATGAAGGAGGAATCCGCAAATGAAAATCACGACGAGCAAAGGCAAGACGCTTGATGCAAACTGGGCGTTCGGCCCAACCAGCGAATCCGGAAGTCTGATGATCGAGATCCCCGGCAATCGTCGCCTGTCGGAAATTGCCGCTGATTTCGAGGACAACAGCAGGATTGAGAAGACAGACGAGACGAAACCCGGCGTGACCGAAATCTACGAAGGATTTACCGAACTTGCAGCCATCCAGCGCAACAAAAACGGCAGCGTGCTTGTAAAGCTGGCAAAGGAGTGATGGCTTTGAATCTCGGCGTATTCAAGCGCAGAATTGACGTTGACGCTGAAATCCAGATGACCCCGCTAAAGTCGCTGTATGCGTCAAACGACAAGGACGCGCATATCTTCGATCTTTCCCTCTACCGAGGCGCTCAAGAAATGGACTTGAGCGGCGCAAGCGCTCAGGGCTATTTTATCCGCGCAGACGGGTATACCGTTCCCATCACGGGAGCGATCAGCGGCAATGTCGTGACCCTCACGCTTTCGGAGAGCTGCTATTACGTCGTCGGCAACTTTAATCTCATCATTAAGGTTTCCATCGGCGAAAGCCGCAAGTCGGTATTTTGGGGAAACGGCTATGTCGTGCGCAGCATGACGGACGCGATTGTTGACGAGAAAAACGTCATTCCGTCGCTTGATGAGCTTCTGGCGCAAATTGCCGCCGCAGAATCGGCAGCAAAGGCAGCAAACACAGCAGCCACGAACGCAAACAACGCGACCAAGGCCGCACAGACGGCGACGACCAACGCCAACACAGCAA